ACTTGCGCTATTGGGCGTCATTGTCGGTCTTCTCGGCTGGACCGTCTATTTCCTTATGAACCGGACAGATCCCGCCAAGGCACCGTCAGACAGTTGGCCAGAATGGTACAGAAATCTCGTCCACGTGTACCCCCAGGAGTACACAAAGACGCCATCCAGTAATGTCATCGTATCAGGCGCCGCAACTGAGCTGTTCACTGCAAAAAAGCCGGCCGACTGTGCAAACGACAAGAAGAAGGGGTGCAGTAAAGACGAAGACTGTGTGGGCTTCGTCTTTAATAAACCGAGCTCGAACCTAGAGCCGAGTACGTGTACGACGTATTCTTCGATCGACACGCTTATCGTCGACGAGCGTGTATCGGGCAACACTGCATATTTCATCGACGGAAACGAGCCTGGGGCATATTATGCCACGTACGTGAGCAACGCCGCTTCGACGTCGACGCCCGTGTCAATCTTCCCGTCGTACATCGCGACCGACTATTTCGAGTGCGCGTCAAATTGTGCGAGTAACGTATCGTGCACTGGATTCGAGTACAAGGCGGACAATACGTGCATCATGCACCAGGCGTTGAAGTCTGTGTCGAATCTCACTCCGAGCACGGATTTTACGAGCTATCTTCTCAAATCGGGGCTCGGGTACTTTGCAACCGCGGCTCTCTAACCGCTGAAAGCAGACACCAAAAAAAAGAGCCCGACGCAGATCAGGATGACAAACAGCCACGTCGACCAGTCGTCCGCAAACCCTTCCAGTAGGTTTCCGAAAAATTCACCCGTATCTTTTGCGGCTTCCTGCACCTCCTTATCGAAATAGTCGGAAAAGTCGCCGCAGTTGGGTTTGGACTGACCCTTTGTGCCTTTGAAATCGGAACAGTCGTCCGTTCCGCACTCTGTTTGAATTTTATTCTTCGCGAGCACCTTCGTGACAGCCACCGCTACACCGTCAAACTCGGGAAATCCCGTGTCGGAAAACGTCAGTGACTCTTTGCCGGCGATTGGCTGATAACTGGTCGTACACGTGTAGGAAATGTCGACCGTCTTTGGCTTGACGATGCTGGACAGAAACGGAATGTATCGCCCGAGACCCGTACCGACCGGACTCGGTTCAATCTTCGTCACGGTAATCTTCGCCTCTTTACACGCCTTGAGGTTTTCACCCGCCTTGACGAGAAACGCCGTCACGAGCGCGAGCGTGAGTCCGAGCGCCGCGATGAGTGCTATACCGGCCGGCGTTTTCAGCTTCTCCTTGATACTCTTTTCCTGAGCCGCATCAGTCTCATCACGCTTCTTCTGAGTTTCGGGTGATTGATCCTGTTTGCCTGTCGTACCGTCATCCTGCCGACCGCTCGCATCATTCTGCTCCTGTGTACGGTTGTTCGCCCCTGAGAGTTCCTTCTGGTTTTCTTCGGGTGTACGCCCAGCCGCCGCTTCGGTCTCGGCATCCAGTTCCTCTTTCGTCCTTGGATTGTTCATGTCGAGCCCCGAGTCGGGCTTGTTCGCCTCGGCATTGGCACGATTCTTTGCAGCGGCTGGAGTGGATGGTGGACGTGCCGGTGCAGCCGGAGCACTTCCACCCGTTCGGGCTGGAGCTGCCGACGGTGTAGTTGGTGTTCTACGGAACATATTACTTTCCCAAGATATTATAATGGCGACATCATACCACGCCGTGATTGTCCATCCGTGGTATGACGTCGGTGGTCGAAAATACATCGACCTTTCGTACAACGGACACGTCCGACGTGTCAAAGTACCCTTTCGCTATAATCGCGTCATGTGTTCCGTTTCAGGGATCACGCCTGTACAGGCACTGACTATGGACACGCCCGTCGAGTGTGTCATCGAGACGGTCGACGGGTACTATGTCCTCAGGTCAATCAGACCACTAGCGTGATGCGGTTCCCGACGCGCAGGGACGTGTCGACATACGCCTTGATTGCATCGGTATAATTCCAGCCCTCGGGAATCTGGCGAACGAGTACAAACGACGGATCGAGCTCCGCCTCCATGTACTCGCCCGGTATGATCTCCTCAGGCTTTTTGCCGCATGTGAGCGTCTGTGCATCCGCAGACATCATCACCACGCCGGTAACGTCGTGCGGGCTCTCGAGTAGCTTGAGCACGTCATCCGGTGTGAAAACCACCTCGGGGTTGATGCACATGTATGCATCAAACACATCTGAGCCAGACATTTCAAAGCACTCTTTGCGCGTCGTACGCTGGCTCACCATCACCTGATGGCCACGCTGGGCACACTTGAGCACCAGATCCGTCCAGTTCATCAGAAACGAGGGCGTATACACATTGTCTGCAGGTGCCGGGAGAACAAAACACAGACGCATCTATAGAAACAACGCCCTATTTCTCTATGTCACTCACACGCACGGGCTACGTGATCCCGCCAAACTCGGATACGAAGCGTGAACTCACGGTACGGGCGATCGAGAATGCACTCGGCATGCGTCCTCCACCTTTCAAGGTATTCAAAGAGACGCGGAAGTATTTGTGCATCCCGCAATTTTACGGCCGAGAACATTTTGGCGAACCGACGCGCGATCAACGCCCTGAACCCATCGCAGCAACGATTCCATTCACGGGCGAGCTTCGCGGAATCCAGAAAGAGGCGATCGACGCTTACAAGGGAAATGGCGTTCTTTCCCTCGATGTCGGATTTGGTAAGACTGTGTGTGCGCTTGCGATTGCATCACGTCTTGGGGTTCGGACTCTTATCGTGGTTCACAAGGAGTTTTTGGCAAACCAATGGGCCGAGCGCATCGCCCAGTTTTGTCCCGGGTGTACCATCGGACGGGTACAGCAGGATCGTTGCGAACTCGACCATCCCTTTGTCATTGCGATGATCCAGACGCTGTGCATGCGTGAACACGCCATCGGGGCGTTTGACTCGATCGGACTCCTCATTGTTGACGAGGCGCACCATGTCGGTGCACCCGCCTTTTCACAGGCGATGTTTGCCATGTGTCCCAAGTATACGCTAGGACTCACGGCGACACCGGATCGCAAAGATGGTCTGACTCGCGTCCTGTATTGGTTTCTCGGACCCTGCTTCTACGCGAAACACCGCGACTCGTCCAAGAATGTCAAGGTGATCAAGGCGCGGTTCATGCATCCCGAGTTTCTTCGCGGACCGCCCGTCTCTCGACTCGGCAAAGTGTGTCTGGCTTCGATGGTCAACATACTCGTCGAGATTCCGGAGCGGAACGAGCTGCTCCTGGATATGATTCGTGACGCGGCTGTCAATCACCAAGTGCTTGTTCTCAGCGATCGACGTGCTCACTGCGAATGGCTCGTCGAGCAGCTCGGTCCGACGGCAGGTCTGTACATGGGCGGCATGAAACAGGCGATCCTCGACGAATCGGCGAAGAAACGGATCGTCATCGGCACATTCTCGCTAGCGCACGAAGGTCTGGATATTTCGACGCTCAGTGCCATCGTGCTCGCGACGCCACACTCGGATGTGAGACAGGCGGTCGGTCGTGTCCTCCGCAAAGAGGGTCCTAAACTCGTGTACGACGTGGTGGATGCATGGAGCGTCATGAATGCCATGTGGCGCAAACGGGCCAAGATTTACGCCGAGTGTGGCTTTTCGATGGAGGACACAGAGGAACACGCCGAGACGCCCGCGTCAATCTTTCAGCAAGGGAAATGTTTGTTCACAGTAGATGCGTGACTCGACGTACGTTATGCTTGCCCTGGCTTTGTGCTCACTGGTTGCTGTCGCCCTGAGCATGCAGAAGCCCAAGGCGATGTACATGCTCGATCTGGAGGATTTCAAGGCTTTGCCGGTCGAACTTCGGAGCGCCCTTCGGCGTATGCTTCCTGATCCGGTCACTATTCGTCAGAGATGGGCTCATATGACCCCTGACCAAAAGCGAAATGCGATTCAGCAGCTCGGTGGCTTTATTCCACAGCCCCGTCATCCAGTGCATCACGCACCGGAACATCCGAATGACGTCGAGCCCGAACTGGTACCTGAACCTGAACCGACGCCCGTGGTGGTCGAGTCGCCCCTAAAGAAGGGGTTCCTAGACACCGTCAAGAAGGGAAAGAAGAAAGACGCCAAGAACAAAAAAGAGGATGAGGTGATTGCACTCCGTGCTGTCGGGACCGACGTTCCGGCTGACGAGGGGAGCTTTCTGGGGCAGGATGACTAAAGGAACGTCTTCATCGCCGCCAAACGGAGCATATGAGATGCCCATGACGTACCTGACATTCCCGAGGATTTTTTTCATTCAGACAAGTGCACTTTTTACAGCGACACCTCCTTCTTCTTCTGGGTCTTCTTCTTGGACGAGCGTACGTTGACGTCGCGCGTCTCTGAACCCATGTCGACCGAGACAATGTCGGACACTTCATCCTCGTCACGACGCGCCGGTTCGCGCGTATTGGCGGGCATAGGCGGACCCATCATACCGAAAATCGAGCTCATGTCGATCGGCGGCATGGCCGGACCCTGCATCTCGCGACGTGCGCCTGAGCCGTCGCCGCGAGTTGCCGCACCCATCGGTGGCATAGGACCGCTGCCCTGAGTCGCCTGCGTACGCTGGACTGCATCCATCATGTTCTTGAGCAGATCGGGGTTCTGCTTCATCACCTTGCCCATGTCTGGCATGGCCGCCTTGAACATGCTGTTCGTCAGGTGGAACATCATCGCCGAGCCGCCAACCATCATGATCAGCTTCACCTCGGGCGCGACGTTCACCTTGGCATTGTACTTTTGGTACAGCTCCTCGAAGATGCTATCGTAATCCTCCTGGTTCTCCATGACACTCTCGGACCAGCCATCCAGCTGCAGATCGAACGGGTCGAACCGCTTGTTCATAAACTCGAGCCCGGTGACGCAGGCAATCAGGATACGACGCTGGACGCGAATGGCGCGATCAGCCTCAATGGCGTACGTGAGGCGCTTGTACTCGGTGCGAATCTCCTCAATGTCGCTGTAGGCCGTCAGACGCGACGACGTGTGCATACCGCGCTTCGCCAGACGCGTAATCTTGTTCAGCAGATCCGCCTTCTCGTCCTCGATCGTCTTGTAGCCCTCGCTCGGACCAGAGGGCATACCTCCACCGCCACCCATCCCCTGTTGCTGCTGCTGACCACCGTCCATATCGTCGGGGCCCTCCTCGCCACCGTCCCACATCTCAGGAGCTGAAGGCGGCGCCATGTTCGTCTTGCCCGGGTTCATGAACGCCTCCAGGCCAGGCTCCTCATCCATCTCGCGAAACGTCTGGGCAGGTGGCGGCCGACGAATCAGGGGCCGGACAGTCGGTGGTTTGCGTACAGGCACGGGGCGCTTCTCAGGACCCGAAATGGTAATCTCATCCATCAGGCGGCGTTCGTCGTCATTCAGATTTAGGGTCATTCCGGTGTCAACCGACAAGTCCATTCTGACTATATTAAAGAAAGGAACTTCTAGGCTTTAACGCAGTCTTTTTTCCCAGTCTATGGTAAAATGAAGGCGACCAAGATTGTGATCATCGCCCTCCTGCTCCTCATTCTCTTCCAGGTGACCATGGGTCGTAGCGTGAGCCGCATGTCCATGCTGGACACGACTCAGGGCTCGATGGCTGCATCTGGTCCTTCCAGCATCTTTGACCTGAAGCACAAGCTGGGTTGCGTTGCAGGTGGGTTCAACCCCAACTCGTCGTACTACTCCAAGAGCCTGACGCCTGGCGGCTTTTGCGGCGACGAAGACTGGGTTCGCAACCAGCAGCGCGATTTCGAGATCAAGGGTGGCATTGGTGGCTCTCTACTGTCCAAGTAACGGTCCTATGGTTGTCCATCGCACTCCCAAGGAGAAACGTTTCTCAGTATAGTCACCCCCCACCTGCTCATTGATCTCTATAAACTTCGAGGATCTCTTTGATCACGGGATGGCGAATGATATCCTCTTCAGTAAACTGGATACTCTTGATCATCTCAGACGAGGCGTTCAATCGGGTCAAAAAATCAATCAGACCGTTTTGGTCATAGCCACGATCGTGCTGCGCAGGATCACCGGTTACGACCAACTTGGAACCCTCGCCGATACGTGTGAGGACCATACGCATCTGGGACGGCGTCGAGTTTTGCATCTCATCGGCGATGATCCACGCGTCGTCAAACGTCCGGCCGCGCATGTACGCCAGAGGACACACCTCGACGTTACCGTGTCTGCGCAGTCGGTCAATGTCGTTCGGGGTGTAGAAGCGGCGGAGCGAATCAAACACCGGTCGAGTCCACGGGTCCATCTTCTCGTCGATCGTACCTGGGAGGTAACCATGTTGCTCGTCGACCGAAACTGCCGGGCGAGTCACGATGAGTCTCTGGACCTTGCCCATAGCCAGCTGCTGAGCGCCAGCACTGCAAGCAAGGAGAGTTTTCCCGGTTCCGGCGGGCCCCGAAGCAAAGACAACGGGGACGCTGGGTGCATTGAGAAGCGTCAAGAAAGCCTTTTGGGTCAGTGTACGCGGGGCGAAGCTCATATACGAAAAAGACGCCTAATGCTTAAGTAGCGTGACGGGGCTGAATAAAATCAATGTAGTAGTATGTTGCTCATTGGAGTGTCTGACGATACAAAAAACAATCCGATCATGTTCACTCCGTGGTCATTGATACATGTGATATCCGGTATCATGTTTGCGCTGCTTACTCGAAATGTACCATTCGGACGATCATTCGCCCTCTTTTTCATTCTGCACGGTCTCTATGAACTAAAAGATGTGAGCACGGGTGATATTAATTCAGTTCCAAACAGTATAGGTGATCAAATATTGGGTACATGCGGATTTCTACTAGGGCGAACCCTTGAAACACAAAAATTGATAATTATTTCATTAATTCTTTTTGGCATATTTTTGAACCCTTTATTTTCCAAGAATGGTGAAACCTCAAAGGTGTGGAAATTGTGGACTTCCAGGTCATAAACGTTATGAGCTCATACACGTCAAGGATGAGGCTCTTCAACAAGTGGAGAGTTCCAAATGGCCCCGGTACACACTATCTCATGGATGGCGGGATTCTCGACGTGCCGTACAAAGACACGGAGGCGTTCTTTGTCGAGTACCTCGCAGCCTTGCGCCGTGGACACAAAGTGTACGTCGTCGAGCAAAAGACGGACGTTTTCAAGTTTTTCGTCGATCTTGATTGGCGTGCCGATGCACCCCTTGAAGACAGCGTACTGCTCGACATTCTCGAAAAGATGTGCACGGTTGTCCAAGGGCGATGTATCGTGTCGCGGCCACCCGTGCGCACCGAGGAGGATGGTCGAATAAAATCGGGCGTTCACATTCACTGGCCAGAGACGCTCGTGACACGTGCCGAGGCGCTCGCGTTTCGAACACGCATTCTGCTCGAGATGGATGACGACCCAGAGTGGAATGAGCGTATCGACTCGAGCGTCTATGGCGGGTCGGGCCTACGTATGATCGGCTCGCACAAGATGCCGACGGGTGATCCGTACGTCCCGTGGACACCCGGTGCCCGTGAGGACATTACGATCGATCAACTCAAAGACTACTCGATCAGGGCAAAGGAGGAGGAGACTCAATCGACTGTCGCCGAGGTGCTCAACCACGGGCCGCTCGAGGCGTACATACGCAAGTACATTCCTGGTCAGGAGTACATGCGTGTCAAGCGCATCGGTCGCAAGGGCAAGGAGGCGCTGTGGGTTCAGACGGACTCCAAGTACTGCGAAAATGTCAAGACGGAGCACAAGTCGAATCACGTCTGGTTTTCAGTCTACGGTGATACAATCTGTCAGCGGTGTCACGACGAGGACTGTAACGGTTTCGTCGGTCGGGAGTTTATTCTTTCTCCGAGCATAGTAGAGGAACTTTCCAGCAATGTTGCTGTGGATCGTTCTACTTTTGTGTCTATTCGCGATCTTGTTCCCGGGCACTGGTTTCCCCAAGACCCTAGCGAACCGGTACGAGAGACTGGTGCACCCATACTCGGGTCTCGACCCCGAAACGTGGCGCGAGTTCAAAATAAACATTCGCGCGTACGAGCGGGAACAGGACGTGGAGCTGGCCGCAAGACAGCTGTACGCGGCGGTGGAGAATGTCCGTAACCTCGGTCTTTCGATTCAGCGCGCCGATGATCACGAACACCAAGAGAAGCTCGACGACATTGCCAGTCGACTCGGCGTTGAAGGTGAGTACGAGCTGTTCGCTGCAGCGAAGCGAAAGGGTGTTTATTTTTTTCCAAAGTACTTAAACGAGACGGTCGATGATTCACCAGGGAATGCCACCAAAGACACCCGTCGTGGCGGCACCGTCGGCGACCCCGGAGTCCACTTCCCCGCCCCAAGGCAACGTGGAGACACCGGCCCTCCCCCAACTGAGGACGCGTTCTGGGCGGATCGTGAAACCACCGGAGCGGTGGTCTCCACAGGAGCGGTGCGAGGATGATTACGCCTCGGACGAGTATGACTCGGACGAGTCTTCCCTGCACACGTCCGACGACGAGTGTGATTCGGAGGATATCTCGAGCGAGTCGGATGCGGATGAGGATGGCAATCTTGCCGGTTTTGTAGTTAAAAGTGACGATGAAGATATAGACAGTGATGTTTCAGCCTCCGGAGGAGATGGATCCGAGATCGACTCCGGTGATGAATGAGCAGCAGCAGCTCCGTGAGGAGTATTACCTTCCACCGCAGATACAGAAGCACGACGAGTTTCTCGAGAGTGTCTCGAAGCAGACGCTGGTACTCGTGTTTGCGGCATTTTTCATCGGGCTTTTGCTCGGCAAATCTATGACGCCTGTTGTACTCAGGCAATAAGTTCCTGTAACTCAGTTGGTTAGAGTGCGAGTCTTATGAGAAATGCACTGCATTTCAGATCAGAGAGCTCGACGTCGCGGGTTCGATCCCCGCCAGGAACATTCTGACCCTATGGCCTAATCGGATAAGGCGTGAGACTTCTAATCTCGAGACTGCGGGTTCGAATCCCGCTAGGGTCTTTTACAACTGTGTACCTATAAAGGGAATGCTGCGCGAGGTGGTTGTCGGCAAGTATTCGGCCGTCTCTGACACGACAGCCACGTTGCTCTCGGATGCCGGGATGACCGTCATGGGAGCAATGCCGGCTGAAGACTCGAGGCCGACAAAGTCACCATAAAGATCGTTTGACGCAGAGACGTTCGCAAACGCATCCTCCTGAAAATACCCCGTGAGTGGGTGTTCACGCATGTTGAGCCAACCGGCTGCATCCTTGAACACTTCCGTCTGATCCTGTGGCTGTTCTTTCACGTCTTCTACAAACGGCAAGACTGTGTTTTCGTCACGGGGTGGCGCGTAGCAACTCTTTTTTGGCCTGGTCATAAGAACCAGTACCGTCAGCACTAGAACGGCGAGGCCGAGCCATATCGTCCACTTCATCTACCAATCGGCAGAGAATTTACTTGAGCAGGTTCGGGGTTGAATCCGAACCGATAGGTGCCGGTGGATCGATGGGACCAATGGCCGGTGGAGCCTCTGCCGCAGCCAGACGCTCCTTCTCCAGCTCCTCGCGGCGCTTGACAATCTCGGCCGCGATACGTACATCCGCCTTGGCCACCAGCTCCTGCATGTCCGCCTCGGGAAACTCCTTCTTGAGCTCGTCGATGAGCTCCGCCGGGTGAGGAATCGGCGGTACATCCGGGCGGTTGTAAAACTTGGAGTTTTCATCCCCGGGCTCGATGAAGGGCGTCGGGCTCCCCTCGATCGGCTTGGCCATCATGTCGCGCTTGCGCTTCTCAAAGTGAGACGCCGCCTCACGCTGGTTCTGGCGGTACTTGGACATAATCTCCTCGAGCTTCTCGTTCTGGTAGTGCACGTCGTCAATCTGGTCACGGTCCGGCGGGATCAGCAGCCACTTGTACATGTCGACGACGTAAATGTCGACGAGCGCATCCTCCTTCTGCAGACGCTTGGCATGCGCAGCCGCCTCCTCCTTGGTCGGGAAGCACCCGCGAATCTTCATACCCAACTTCTCATTCTTCTGTGGCTGGTCAGGGCCGACGATCGAGATGAGTGCGTACACCTGGCCGGGCACAGTCAGGAAATCCTGCTCGAGCATGCCAGAAGACGCCATATAAACAGTAGAAGCGCTTTTGTTTTAAGTGAAAAACCGCAGGCGCGCGATGGAAACCCTTCGTCGTCTTCATAATCAGAAGAAACGTGAACTCATCCTGGGCATTGTACGCCCAGGTAACGTGGTGCTCGATTGTGGATGTGGACGCGGGGGCGACTGGCACAAGTGGAAGGTGGCTGGAGCGCATCGCGTAGTCGGCGTCGACCCTGACCAAGAGTCACTCGACGAGGCCCAGCGTCGTGCGACTGAAATGGGGTTCCCGGTCATCCTGTTTCGTGGGGATATTCGTGACATTCACATCAACAACTTTGACGTCGTCTGTTACAACTTTTCGATTCACTACATTGTCGAATCGCTCGGTGAATCGGCCAAGGCGATTGCCCGTGCCGTGAAGCCAGGGGGGTATCTCATCGGTATCACTCCCGACCGTGCACGTATCACAGAGTTCAAGTCACCGGATGCGCTCGGAAATACGATTGAGCAGATCGATCCTACACATGTTTCAGTCCGGCTCGTCGATGGGCCATTTTACGCCGATGGCGCGAAAACCGAACCGATGATTTCAAAGGGTCTTTTGGAACACGCTCTCGGTCCGTGGTTCAAACTTGAACGGTGGACGCCCATGCTAAACACCAGTACCGGTCTCATATCGGACATCTATTCGACATTTATTTTCAAGCGCAAAGAGTAGATATGAAGGTGAACTGGGTGGACATAGGGCTAATGAGCACTTTGCTCATCATGCTCATATGGGCCGTCACGTCAATTAAAGAGCCAAAGATGCTCACGGATGTACGGGAGCGCTATGACATTCTTTTGGCGCATCTACGCCAGACTCAACAGGTTGATCCACGTTTCGAAGTTCTTCGTCGACACGAACCATTGCTCACTGGCATTGACTCGACGCGCATGACGAACGGCACGATCGGGTACAATGTCAACAAGGGGTACGAGATATATATGTGTATCGATGCAGAGGGGTCTCTCGATGCAGCGATGCACGTGCTCATTCACGAGCTCGCACATATGACGGTTCCCGAGTATGATCACTCGGATGCGTACTGGCAAAATTTCAAGGACCTGCGTGAGTTGTGCAGGACGCTCGGTTTGCTCATCGAACATAGCGAGCCCATGACGTACTGCGGCGGTCAAATTACAGTCTAGGCCTGGTTCTTCAGAAACTTGAGTGCGAAAAAATACAGCGCCGCGACGAGCAGGGCTGTCACGGCCATGCCGGTCGTCGACAGATCGCCAGCCTCGGACATGAACTTGGGGATCGTGTCCGCAAGCTTGTCCTGGACGGGCTTGGAAAACGCCAAAAGTGCAGCGATACCTGCCACGGCCGCCTGGAACTGCTCATCCGTCAGTCCCAGAGGGTTGCCAGACTTCTTCGACGGCGTCGCACCAATCATACCCGGGCTCACGGCTGTCACGCGCTGGGTCGTCGGAGAGGTGTACGTTGCCGAGTTGACACCACCTGGTGAATCCTCGAACGAAGCGGATGGCATAACATCAGCGATGGAACTCGAGAAATCCATCATGTTATTATTCTGGTCAGAAGTTTTTTCGTCTTGGAAAAGCGGAATTGCACCAGGGCCAGCCGGCGGAACTTCGCCGCGTCCAACGGGTTCTGACCGAGTGTTTGAACCCATCTGACGATCGATCGACTGTGGCTGCTGGGGAGACTGATCATCGATCGTCGGGATGTACTGAATCATGGTAGAACCGCCTGAGCCGAAATCCATGTTCTCCATTGTCTCTCAGTGAGAGTCTTTTTAGCGGCGTGGAGCGCGTCTAACGGGTTTTATTCTTGAGCATATATATGAAGTTGTACAGAGGTAATTCCGGGGCAAATACAACGTTGGGAAACAGTCCAACGTATTTTGCGAGGACTCTGAAAAACGCAGAGTTGTATGGAACTGTACGGTCCTATGATCTGAAACGCGCCGTGAGTCTTTTCAATATGGGGAATGTGAATGAGGTGGCAAAGTTAATGTCACTTGCACCGCCGTCGATTTATAACGACATTGTACAGACATTTAACATTTCAAATGGAAACCAGGTGAAGCGTGCGTCGAATGCCGAACCAGACCGCAGAGTCGCTCGCTTTATATGCAGTCTGGGGTATGACGGATACACAGCCCCGCGTCTTTCACGGAAAAATGGAGGTGAATTCCATGCTGAAGTTGTTCTGTGTAAACCGCGCGATGTCCTGAGAAACACAAAACCTGAAATTCTCAGTCTCGTTCCTCCCCGTGCACCAACAAAGAAGCGACCTGCGAGACGTACCCCCAACAACAACTAGACCTTCTTGATCGTGAGGGCCGACGACCCCTTCTTAACGATAGGCGTCCCGGACGTGGATGCGAGACTCGGTGGGTGCTTCGGGTTGTAGTTTTTGGCGTGGTACTGCCACATGGCATCGGACCCAATACGGAACCCCGTGCGAATGGGCGCCTTGTAATAGAAGACGCAATCCTCGATCCGATTGGACTTGCTCGTATTGTCCAGCACCAGACATTCATAGTTCTCCGTGCAGGCGTTCATCACCTGGCAGAACATGTCGAACGTCGGAAAGACGCCAAAGAACGACTTGTACAGCCGCTCGCGATTCTGAATCACATTCTCGCGCAGGACAAACACGTAGTCGACGTTGGCACGCAGGTCGGGTGACAAGTCCATGCAATACTGCATCGTCAACATGAAAAACAGCTTCCAGTGTCGACCGTTCATGAAGCATTGCCGGATGCACGTGTCCTTCATGAACGCCTTGTCGTACATGCAATCGTCCATGAGCAAAAAGGCACCCGTCTTGCGCCCAGCACCGACGAGCGTACGTTGACGGGCGAGAACCTTTTCGATCGCCGACTTGTTGTAGTCGCCGTAGATGAACAAGTCCGGTACAAATTGTTTGTAGTAATGGTTACCGTCCTCCGTGCCTGACATGACGATCCCGACCGGCAAGTGCCGTTTGTAGTACATGATGTCAGTCACGAGTGTCGATTTGCCCGTACCGCGCTTGCCGATGAAGACGCACACCTTGTCGTCTGCAATCGTGCTCGGGTCAAACTTCCTGAGCTGGAGATTTGCAGCCATTCCTGGTACCATCGGGTATTTTTCCAGAGCGTGTAGGGCGCGCGCCGTAAAAAACCGTGCCTAGTGTTAGATGTCGAGCGCCAGCATTCGACTTGCGGCCCGTGGCGAGCAGGACTTGTGGCTCACAGGCACGCCCAAACAGACGTATTTTCTGGCACTGTATCGCAAACGTGAACCCTACGTTCTCGAATCGTACGAAGTTCCGTTCGACACGTCGAATGTGTTTTTCGGATCGACCGTGACGTGCACGCTCCCGACCAAAGGCGATCTCGTTCAAAAAATGACGCTCAAGTGCACCTTGCCCGCCCTCTTCTATCGCAAGCCCGGGTGGTGTTACCCCGTGACGTCGACGACATTTCAGCCGTACATCTATCTCCTCGATTCGTCAGGGAACGTTCTCGAAATTCTACAAGTTCGATCGAACCAACCGTTCTATTCATCGGCTGTTCTGACATGGGTACCGGTGTCCGCATACCTGACAGCCGTCGCGTACAACGGCGTCGATCGCCTGACGTATACGCTCGCTGCATCGGTTGCCCGTATCGGGTTTGTCGCGACAGAAACGTCCTTCTTTGGTTTCGATGATAAGCTCGGCACAAAGCTTGGCACGACCGGCATCGTCACGTACGCCGCAACGACGACCCTCCAGGCTCCATTCACGCTCGAGCAGAGCGGGTGGGTCCCGGGATTTACTCCGCCGGTCGGTCTGAGCTACATAGACTCGGTCGGTACATACGTCATTCGTACGGCAGAGTTTCTCGTCGGTGGTCAGACGGTCGACGTCGTCACGGGCGAGTACATTGACATTCGCCAGGATCTCGAGGTTCAGTACGAAAATCAGGCGGCTCTACTCCTGCTCAATGGCAAGGGGGACACGAGCGCGATTCAGTTGGCCCGGACATACTACGTCACCCTGCCGTTCACACCCGAAATGGCGCTTCCGATTCGTGATCTGTACAAGCAGGATGTCAAGGTGCGCGTGACGTTCGAGCAGTTTTCACGTCTGACGGCGACCGATGTCCCCTTGAGCGGCTATGGTTTTCTGAACAGCGCGTCGTCGACCGTGTCGTCCGTTCTTCCCGCCCTGTATTCCAACACGGCCGTGTTTGACGGCACGTACATCTACGTGTTTTCGTACAACATGTTCGGGCTCGTCAATCCGAGGGTACCGTTTGTAGCCCCGACGCTTCTTCAGATGGGTGACGTGAGTCCGAATGCCCAGTTTGAAGCGAGCTTCGTCATCAACGGCG